ACTACTATTAATGAAATTGATAGTGCTTTAGAAGATGAAGGATATACTACTACAGTACAATTAGTTGGAGCTGCTACCACTGCTGTTGGTGTTGGATCAACAGGAACAACTGGAATGATTGGATTTATAGATCTAATAAACGATGGTTCAGGATATACTACTGCACCTGTTGTTGAAATATCTGCACCTCCAAATTATCCTGTTTCAGGAGTACAAGCTACGGCTGTAGCAATAACAACATCCGTTGGTAAAGTTAAATCTATAAAAGAAATTAGATTGGTTAATCCAGGTAGTGGATATGATCCAGATAATCTACCATTAGTTGTATTGAGTGGTGGTAATGGTGTAGGTGCTGCTGTTACATTAGGTGTTGTTGATGCTGGTATTTCTACTATTGTTATATCTCAAAGAGGTAGAGGTTATACAGGAACTCCTACATTGACCTTTAGTGATCCTCCTGCTGGTATAGGTAATACAACAGCAACTGGTGTACCAATTATAGATTCAGACGGTGTTATAACTCAAATACAGTTTACTAATGTTGGTGCTGGATACACTGATAATCCTACAGTTACATTCTCTGGTATAAGCAGTACTGGAATTGGAACTTACATATATAACGAAGTAGTAACTGGTCAACTTTCTGGTACAGAAGCATTCGTTAGAGACTTTAAGATACTTACTACGGTTGATGATGTTAATCCACCAGTTGAGCTAAAAGTTTCACTTAATAGTGGAGCCTTTAGACCAGGTGAAGAAATCGTTGGAGGTATCAGTTCTGCTAGATATGTATGCCTATCTTATAGTTCAGATAGCGTTGATGATCAGTATGATTCTAATGCTGATATTGAATCAGAAGCAGATAACTTACTTGACTTTACAGAAGGAAACCCATTTGGAGATTATTAATTTATGTTAGGAACCTATTATTATCACGAAATAATGAGAAAAACCATTATTGGTTTTGGTACTCTCTTCAATCAAATTTATATTAAACATGAAAAGAAAGATGATAGTACTCTTGATGAAACAAAAGTAGGTCTTGCTTATGGTCCACAGCAGAAGTTCTTTGCGAAGATCAGAGAACAAGCTAATTTAACAAAAGCAGTTGCAATAACTTTACCAAGAATGTCATTTGAAATGACTAATATTTCATATGACCCAACTAGAAAATCAGGAATAACCCAAACATTTAAGGCAAAGGATGGTAATAATATAAAGAAAGTCTTTATGCCAGTTCCTTATAATATTGGATTTGAATTAAGTATATTTTCTAAGTTAAATGATGACGCACTTCAAATTGTAGAACAGATATTACCATATTTCCAACCATCATTTAATATAACAATTAATTTAGTTAAGTCTATTGGAGAAAAAAGAGATATTCCCATTGTATTAGATAATATTTCATTTAGAGATGAATATGAAGGAGATTTTTCTACAAGAACAGCATTAATTTATACTTTACAATTTACTGCAAAAACATATCTATTTGGTCCTGTTTCTGATAGTAGTGATGGACTTATTAAGAAAGTTCAAGTTGATTACTCTACAGATATGCCACCATCAGGTAGAAGACAAGTACGCTATGTTGCTACACCTAAGGCAGTTAAAGATTATAACGATGATAATGTCGCAACTTTAAAAGAAGATTTAACTACATCTGAGACTAGAATTACTATTAATGATACTAGTGAATTAGCAGCTAATAATAGATTTATAATTGATAGTGAAGTTATGAAGATTCAAAGTGTTGAAGATGCAACTACAATAGTTGTTTGGAGAGGATTTGATAGTACAGTTGCTGCTGAACATGTTTCAGGTACAACTATTAATCTATTAACAGAGGCTGATGATAAATTAATAGATCCTGATGATGATTTTGGATTTAATGAATTTACCACTCAATTTGATGATGGATTGGTATATAGTCCGACTAAACAACAAGACGTACTTAATCCATAGTGAATACCATGTCTAGTTATGATCCTATAGATGAAGCATTAAACACTACTAGTGCTATTGAAGTAAGCAATACACCAGAAAATGGTTGTGTAAAAAGAAAAGACCAACTTAAAGATATAAGTGGTGATGTTGAAAAAGATTACGAGTATACTCGTGCAAACTTGTATTCTTTGATTGAAAAGGGACAAGAATCTCTTAATGGTATTATGGAATTAGCAGGTGAAAGTGCAAGTCCAAGAGCATATGAAGTTGCAGGACAGATTATAAAGTCTGTTGCTGATACAACTGATAAGTTAATGGAATTGCAGAAGAAGGTTAAAGAAGTTGATGAGGAAAAGGCAAAAGGTCCAAGTCAAGTTACTAATAATGCTTTATTTGTAGGGTCAACATCAGAGTTATCTAAGATGTTAAAAGATGGTATCCTAAATAATAAGGATAAGGACTCTGTATAAATGAAAATTTCATTACCTCTTAATATAGAAATTCCCTCTAACCCAACAGATTTTAATCTGGGTTTGATGTTTAGAGAGAGTTTAGATCAAAATAGTGGAATGCTTTTTGTCTTTGAAGAAACAGGACAAAAATCTTTTCATATGAAGGATACTAAAATTCCTCTTGATATTGCTTTTATTGAGGAGAATGGAACCATTGAAAGTATTAAAGAATTACTTCCATTATCAGTCATTCCTATATCATCAGATGGTCAAGTTCTTTATGCTTTAGAAGTAAATAGAGGATGGTTTAAAGAAAATAATATAGAAGTTGGAGATAATATATTTGAATCTGATTTAGCATCAAGGAAGAAAGAACTTCGTTTGAGGCAAATAGATCAGCAGAAAAAATGGAGACCTAATACAACTTCAATACAAAGAGCAAGAGAAAAGGAACAAATGAAAAAGGAAATTAAACAGGAATTAAGTCAACAAGAATCTGTTACTATTGAAAATTCTGATGGTGTAACTTTTGCTAGAGTTATGGATATTATTGGACCTGCTCAGATGAAACCTCTTGTCAATAGTGATGGAGTTTGGAAAGGTACTGAAGTTGTTAAGGAAGAAGGATGTGGAAGTGATATTACTAATAAAGGAAAGAAGAAAGTTAATCCTAAAAAGAATCCAGTAATTGAGGCAATGGAAACAGGATCAGGAGATCAACAACAAAAACAAGTTGATGCTAAACAGAAGAAAGCAGATCAGATAAAGAAACAAGTTTTACTTAAAAAATTACAAGCAGTCAGACAAGGAGGAGGTAGTGAAATTATGGCATCATACGACTGGAGATCTGATGATAGTATGAGAATTAATAAAATATTTGAAGGTAAGAAGAAAGGACTTTGGGATAATATTCATGCCAAGCGTAAGCGTGGTGAGAAACCAGCAAAACCTGGTGATAAAGATTATCCAAAAACATTAGATGTTGATGAAGGATTAAAGCAAGCACGTAAGAATGTAGGTGCTGATACTTGTTGGGATGGATATAAGGCAAAGGGAACTAAGAAGAAAGGTGGTAAGGAAGTTCCTAATTGTGTTAAAGAAGATGGTGTAAGTGAAGGGGCTGCTTGGACAAAAAAGTCTGGTAAGTCTGCTTCAGGTGGACTTAATGAAAAAGGTAGGAAGTCTTACGAACGTGAGAATCCTGGTTCTGATTTAAAAGCACCACAACCAGAAGGTGGTTCTAGAAAAAAATCATTCTGTGCTAGAATGGGTGGAATGAAAAAGAAACTTACCAGTTCTAAGACTGCTAACGATCCAGATTCAAGAATAAATAAAGCACTTAGAAAGTGGAAGTGTTGATTGATCATGAATGATAATGTATACCTTGGTAATCCCAATCTAAAAAAAGCGAATACACCAATAAATTTTACTCAGGATCAAATACTTGAGTTTGTACGGTGTAAGGAAGATCCTGTTTATTTCGCAAGAAGATTTATAAAAATTGTTTCTTTGGATGAAGGATTAGTCCCATTCAAATTATATGATTTTCAGGAAAAATTAATTAGAAATTTCCACGAAAATCGTTTCAATATCTGTAAGATGCCACGACAGACTGGTAAATCTACCACCTGTGTGGCATACTTATTACATTACGCTGTTTTTAATGATAATGTCAATATTGCGATTTTGGCGAACAAAGCATCCACTGCTAGAGATTTACTTGGCAGATTGCAACTTGCATATGAAAATTTGCCTACATGGATGCAACAAGGTATAATATCATGGAATAAAGGTTCTTTAGAGTTAGAAAATGGATCAAAAATTTCGGCAAACTCTACTTCTTCATCTGCTGTCCGAGGTGGATCCTATAATGTCATCTTTCT